TGGTGGGGCGGTTTTTAAAACTTCGTGCCTACGCATTCTGAATTGCGTTTGCAAGTCAGGGTCGTTTGGCACAACAAAAGTGTCCGATGGTTTAGGTTCGTACTTTGCGACACGGGTTTGCATTTCATGAACCAGTCCACAATCACAGCACTTCATCAAGTAGCTGTCAGGTTTTGGGCACACCCAATCAGACCACCCGCCCTCGTTTTCCTCGTCATGCAAGATGAACTCTTGATCTGCCAAGGCTGCCTCCACATCACAAAGTAACTCATGAAAATGATCGCCATCGTGGTATATTTCCAATTCATTGACTGACTTTAAAACATCAAGCAATTCAGAATGAATACGCCTAAGTAATTCTTTACTCATTGTTCTTCTCCTTGAGTTTGGCTTCAATTTGATTAATTGGAAACGGCCCATATTCTTCAGCTAGTTCCGCATATTCGTCTGCCGTCAGACCTACCCATGTGCGCTGTGCCAATGCTTTCTCTGCTATTAGTTTGGCAAAGGCCACAATTTCTGGCTGAATTTCTTTGTGCGTGAACAATCCAGCCTTTCTAGCCATCTCAATGATTTCATCTTGTGTGATGTTTTCCTTGCTTTCAACATTTTCAGCGTACCGCATGATCTGGTGTTTGCGCGACCCTTGCAAGCCCCAATAACCTTGTTTACGACTGAGTTCTTCAAATGCTTCATCTTCTTCATTCATGTCAAATCTCCCAAAACACGCCATTCCCTTTCCTGGCGCTTAGACTTTGATGCAACTGTTTTGCCCGTCAAACCAATAAACCCCAGCGTTTCCAATTCTTTCAAACGCCTAGCCACTTGATTGCCATCCAGCCCTGTGTGGGCGGCGATGCCATCTTTGCCTTGCGGCCCGTGCTGGGTAAGACAAGCCACAATCAGCGACCCGTGTTTATTAGCCAATTCCTTGGCGTTGTCCGCTGCCACAAACGAGGTCAGCGGGTCAGATTTACGCACTCTTGGAAATATGAAGTCAAACATGATCAAAAGGACATATCGTCATCATTATCTGCTGGCAAACCCTGCATCTTAGGTTCGTAGGGGCGCGGGTCATTGAGGTATGCCCAGCCATCCCACCCGTTTTCTTTAAGTGGAATTACATCCAATTTAAGCATTTCGCCATTGCGGGTTTCAATAATTGACCCGATGCGCTGGTAGCGGTTCTTTTGTTGACCTTCTTTGTTGGTGTACTGACCGACAATTGCGGTAATTTCTTTTTTGATCTTGCTCATGGTTGGCTTTCAATGTAATTGTTTAATTGTTGAACTTGAGAATCGACCTCGGCTAAGAATTTGACAATCTCGGCCTCCATCTCGGTGATAAATGCGTTATCCCGTGGGATTCGGGTCACAAATAGCTGTGCTTTGGGCGGCATTCTGGGGTCAAAAACAACATAATCGGCCCATTGTCTGCCTGTGCATGAAAGCTGAAATTGCATCTGTGCAAAGTATTTGGCGGGTACTTTTTTGGTAAGCAATGTCTCCAGCATTCCTTTGCTTTCGGGACATTTGACTTCAACAACACCATCATCCCCAACAAGGGCATCTGGGCTTGCGCCAGCCATTTCTATGGTTGGATGGGGGACAAAACCAACAGCATCTGTATCCCATCCACAATAGGCTTGATAGGCCGCTAAAGCGTAGATTTCCTGCTCAACCCCCCATTGCATAGCCTGAGAGGTGAACCCCTCGGCCTTGGTTTGGGTGATGCGTTCAAGCACTAATTGGGTCATGTAGCTATCCCGACTTGCGGAATAGCCTGTTTTGGTTTTAGCCATAACATCTGCAACCCTGCTGGCGGTGACCTTGCCCAGGCGTTGGATAAACCATTCTTCTGTGCGTTGTTCAACTTCCATTGCGAACCTCCATCATTTCATTTGCCATTGTGAAAGCGGCTAAAGCCGTGTCATTGAAATCCATGTCAGAGCGCCAATCAGAATCAGACAACAGTGCTTGCATGGCAAAGATGGCGATAAAGTCTTTGAGGGTTATTTCCTCAAGACCAATTTCTTTCTTTTTTCTCATGCTTTTTCCTTTGCTTTGGCAATGCGGTCTGCCTTGGCTTTGATGACCTTGGCAATCCAATTTTGGTCGCCCTTGCAAGCGTCATAGGCTGCTTTGTAGGCGGTTTGCAGTTCTTCTTTGTTTGCGCTGGCATCAATGGCGGCGATGTGGTCTGCCATCATTCCTGCGTCAATCTGTGGCGCAGGGCGGGATGCAGCTACACCGTCATCGTCATCTGGTGAAAGGCCGCTGGCGGTTAAAAGGCTATATCTCCGCGCATAAGTCAAGGCACTACCAAAACCCATTGCATCGTGCTTGCTGGCTGGAACATGAAGTAGGCCGCACTCTATCACTTCCCCAGATTCATGCACAAACATTGTTTCAACCATCACGCCATCTTTGCATTCATAGGTGCGTTGCATAAGACCTATGCCGTTGGCGTTTAAAGCGCCTACAACAGCATCAATGCAAGAACTGAGGTCTGCATACTTGGATTTGAAATGGGGGTTTACAGACGTTTTTAACGCTTTGCCAAATTGTGATTGTGCTTTGACAAAGGCGGCGGCGATTTGTTTTCCGATTGGTGTTTCCATGATTTTCCTTAATAAGCGTATTTAGGGCCGCAAGTGACTTCCACCACAGTTTCAACTGTGTAGCCATTGATCTTGCGTTTGGCGTATAGCGGGATGGCGCGGAGGCCAGAGGATTCGCACTGGCGCACAGCGTCAATCACCTCATTCCTGCCCATCGGTTGAACTTGTTTGTCAACAATTAAATCTTGATTGGGCGCTTGGGGTGTTGACCCTGGCAAGCTAGAGCAACCAGCGGTAACCCAGGCCATCCAGCACAAAAGTGAGTAGGTGATCATCTTCATTCCGATTCCTTTGCAATCAAGCGCATTTCCAGTTCTTTTATGTATTCCTGTGCGGTTTCCACAAGGTTGATGTGTGTACGCAAGTGGGACTCCAATAGACCAACGTGATAGGCCAAGCGGTTCTGTGCGGGTTCGCCTTCATACTGTTTGTCAGCAATGAATTTGATGTTGTCGATAAGTTCGTCAGCGTTCATTTATGCTCTCCAAATAAAAAGGTCAAGAACCAACACGACAACAGCACACACGGCAAGCACCATGATGATCTTGTCGGTGATCGCCATGCGGGGTTCGTGGATTTCAATTGACGCGCTGTATTCCACTGTGTGAGGGAATGCTTGATTCATCGTCCTGGGGTATTTCATCTTGTTCATCCTCTGGTTGGTTGTCGGGGTTGTAATCTGTTTGGCGGGTGAGGATTTGCCCCCACCGCCATTCCTCATAATCTTCTGTGTACATGGTGGGCTGGGGCTTGCGCCCCTGTGGGTTAAGAGTAGGACAAGCCTTGGAACTCAAAAGAATCTGCAAACTCTGGCGCAGCAGATTTGCGAATCTCAACTGAGACGCAACCAATGCCATAGCGTTGGGCCAAGTAGTCCTTGGCATCGGTGGTATTAGCTACCACCAAAATTGTGGTGGCGCTGAAATCGGTGGGAGAGAAAGTGAAATCGGTCATGTGACCTCCTAAAAAGACCCTTATGCGTTTTGCTAGGGCATGGGTGTATTGTTAAGCACAATTAACATTAGGTCAAGTCTTTTTTATAGGGACATACCCTAATGTTGCTATTTTGTTAATCCACCTTACAATGCCCAGATGACAAAAGAGCAATTAGTTCAGTTGGCAGGGTCACAAAGTGAGCTTGCAAGGATTCTTGGCATTAACAGGGCTGCAGTTTCCCAATGGAAAAATGTGCCCCAGGCAAGAATCTGGCAACTAAAGTCGTTGCGTCCTGATTGGTTTTTGGTTTAACATTGTTTGAAACACGGCTAGGTTGGAAGTCATGAGCCAACCGAAAAGAGAACCCACCCCTCCTGCCGAGGTTTCTTTCCAGGGTGGATGTTTAGGCGTGGGAAATGCACTTTTACCAATTCCATATTGGTGACTACAAGTCACATACACACCATCTTTCCTTGACGGAAGATTTGGCCTTTAGGCGCTTGCTAGATCACTACTATCTGCATGAAGCGCCCATCAAACAACGCGACATTGCCCGACAAATAGGGATGCGAGACAACGAACAGGACGTTTTGACCGTGCTGGACGAATTCTTTGTTTCCACAGAGGCGGGTTACATAAACCCCCGTGCGGATGAGGAAATTTCCAAATATCGCAAGTTCTCAGAGGATGGAAAAAAGGGTGCGGAAATAAGGTGGCATAAGCGCCGCAATGGGGAGGCTAATAGCCCCCCTAATGCCACCCCAATAGCAACCAATAACCATGAACCAATAACCAATAACCATATTAAAGAATCTAAAGATTCTTTGTCGGCAGGATTGCCGACTTGCCCCCATCAGGACATTTTGAATCTTTACAAAAAGCATTTGCCACAACTTGCCCAGCCACGGGTGTGGGATGGGGTCAGGCAGACCAACCTACGGCAAAGGTGGTTGCAAGCCGCTAAACCGTCTGTATTCAGCCCACAGGGGTATGCAACCCAAGCCGATGGGCTGGCATGGTGGGATTCGTTTTTTGCCTACATTGCCAACGATACCAAGCTGGCAAACGGGTTTGAAACCAAGGACAGGACATGGCGACCTGATTTGGTGTGGATAGTGAATGCAACCAATTTCGCCAAGATAATTGATGGAAAGTACCAAAAATGAACTTTGTAAAACCAGACACCAAAAAAGACCCGCTAGACGATGTTCAGCGCCTGATGTGCAGTGTGCCAGGATGCCCTAAACGCTGGTCAGTTCACATGGAAGGCCAGCGCCCGATGTGTTCCGAGCATCAATGGTCGGACAGAAAGCCAGCTACTAGGCGGGACATTGCCGCCCTGTTGCCCAGCACCAAGCCCGTGAAACATTGGATGGATGATGGGGAGGTATTTTGAATGAGTTGGCTTTATTCGCGGGTGCTGGTGGAGGAATACTTGGGGGACACCTCCTTGGATGGCGAACAGTCTGCGCTGTTGAGTGGGAACCCTATCCAGCAAGCGTACTGTGCGCCCGACAAAATGATGGATTTCTCCCGCCTTTCCCGATTTGGGATGACATACAAACCTTTGACGGCAAACCGTGGAGAGGAATTGTTGATGTCGTATCTGGCGGCTTTCCCTGTACGGACATTTCCATCGCTGGACGAGGCGCAGGGCTTGACGGAGAACAATCCTCAATGTGGTATCACATGGCGAGGGTGGTTAGCGAAGTTCGACCCAGATTCGTATTCGTGGAAAACAGCCCAATGCTCATTCATCGAGGAATCGGGCGAATCCTTGGTGACCTTTCCTGTCTCGGGTA